ACCTATTATATCAGAATCTGCATCAAATCCGGCTTGTTGTTCTTGTATAAATTCAGCTGGATCTTGACCTATCTCTTCAAAAAACTCTAAATCGTCCTGTGTAAGATCCGAAAGTTCCGGTCTGGATGGCAGATCAGCAGGATCTACTTTACCCGTGCTAACAGGCTCTGGTGCAGGCTCTGGCGGGCTATAATAATCTTTAGCAATATTAAATACTTTATCTTTATCTGCTTGTGACAGATCACCGTAGTTTATGACTCCTGATTCGTTTGGAGTGACACCGGATTCAGAAAGAATATCGCCAATCTGACCTTGTAAATCAGACTGAAACATTGCATCGCCAGCTATTTTATCCTTAAACAAGGATTCTAGGGACTCAGAACCTTCAGTAATGCTTTTTACTTGTTTTAAGTCTCCGCCTTCGTAACTGGCTATTTCCTCTTGCAGGAACTCTCTTTGAGCCTGCGTCAGATCTTCAGTTTTCAGACCGGATGACTCAACTATGTTTTTAAAAGACTCGTCTGCAGCTGCCGTATACTGTTGATTATATTGAGTTTGATTAACAGGTAGATCTTCTAACCTGCCCTCTTTTAAGAAATGTCTCCTAGCAGCTGAGTCAGTTACGTCTCCAAGCTTATTAAGCTGCTTATACTCCTCCACGTTAAACTGATTACCTGTTAACGTATTTACAAACCTATCTTCTATCTGATTGTTTATTTCAGTTACATTTACACCCAAAGCATCGCTTTTAGCCGTTAAATCACCTTTTAACTCCTGATACTCGTTAGAAGCTGTCTGTATTTTTTCAAGGTCACTTTCCAGCTCTGTTCTTAGTTTGCTGGCAGGTGCGTCTTCTGCAAAATTTTCGTCATAATATGACTGTGCGTCTTTTACAGATTCATTATATTCACGCACTTTTGCATTGTAATTGTCTACAGCAGTCTTGTAAGCACCTTGTTCAGTGATCCCCTGCATATCTTCACGGAGCTTATCTACTTCAGCTTTTAGTTCGTTCTGTGTATTTATTTTACCGTCTAGAGTATCTGCATATTCGTTATATTGACCTGCTTTTTCCTGATATGCAGAGTTCATCTGATCTATTTCATCAGCTTTGGCCTCGGCACTTTGATAGCTATCACTAACTTCCTGCACACTATCTTTAAGTTCTTCAGGTAATTCTTCGTAAAACTGAACATCCTGCTCTGTACCCATTAATTCTGGTGGTGGATCGTCATCACCAAAAACATCTTCTTTAATTCTGGTTATGGCCTGTTGTGCAGCAACTTGTGCGGCTACATTTGTAGCACCGGCTGTTAAAATTTCTCCAGCTGTGGCCTCTGCACCCGGTGCAAGCTCTCCACCTATTTGTTGTGCAACGTATGCTCGGGCAGATGCTTCAAGAACATCTCCAATATCACCTCCCTGCATAGCCGTGTCCGCCCCAGCTACCAAAGGTAAAGCCCACGCCTGCCCTGACGCTGCTGCTGCTATATATGCAATTTGCCTTATTGGGTCTTCTTCAATCTTTTTATATGCATCTTCAAGAGGTTCAACGATTGCATCATCAATCGTTTCAACAGCCCATTCGCCCACATCTTCAACGGTATCACCTATCCATTTAATAGGCTTGCTAACAGCTTTTGTTACTTTTTTAGCTGTTTTCTTAACTGTTCGAACTACTGCACTCATGCAACTAAACCTTCTAAAGGCTCTTTGCCTATTCTGGTGAATACACCGTAATCATCACTGTCTTCATACTGACCCAAATACAATTTAGTGTCTGTATCTACTAATTTTCTCTGCACTATGCGAACTAGCGGCACTAACTCATCGCCAGTAAAAGTAGCGTTCCAGTGAGTTATGCCTTTGTTCTGCAAATACGCATAATATTTGACCATGTTATTCGCATAGTTTCTGGCGGTGTCCACGTTTAAAGGACGCCCCACCATTTTAGTCTTGTTTTTACCCTCACCCACATGCCCGACAAACACAGTATTTCCTATCTGGGTAACATCTGCAGAGGGCATAGATGCTTCACTAGTAAATTTAAGCAAGTCTTCTTGCAACGAATTTTCACCGCGTTGTTCATCTATAGCCATCGTTATGACTTCGTGCGTCTCTAACTGCTGCTTGTTGCTGTCTATTACCTGCACTAGCTTATCTCCAGTATGCTTGCAACAACATGTAGCCTATTTGCTGTGGCCGCAGTAACTTTTAATATTTCACCAGTTTGTACCACAAGAGGAGCTGTCAATAGTTCTACTGTATTGTTTGCACTAACAGCTTTAGTTTTAAATAGGCTAAATGTGGCAGGAGATGACTCTGCATCAGTTATTGTTACCGTTATAGTATCCGCGTTACCAGAGTCCTCTGACACAAGTATAGACTTCACTATTCCTGTGGTTAACGAAGGAGCAGTATACAACGTGGTAGCGCTGGTGGTGGTCAGATCTTTTTTAGCATTTACATATACGTTTGCCATTATCCCAAAAACCACGCTGCCGCTTCAGGTTCATCCGTTGCATTTGCATTTCTTATGGCTGTATCCAACTGACTAAAATACAGCCGAAGCACGTTATTAAACTGCTCAAATTGTTGTTGATTATACTCCACAGGCGCATAAGGCAGGGCAGGAGCGCGAAACGGTATGTCATATCTGGTAGTGTTTATACCACGAGTCGGCATTATCGCCTCCCATCAGGACGCATATCAAGTCTTGGTGCGCCCAACTGCCAAGTAACACCCTCTGCGGAAGACTCTATTCTCATGGATAATTGTCTACCTCGAACTCTTACGTTTATTTGATCTGTAAACACTTCAACAGGTGATGAAGCAGTTCTAGTGACCGTGGCGTTGTTGACCCCACCCAAAGAAGGGGTAGAGTGTATACCAGAGCCAGAATTACGTAGCGGTTTTAATGTCATGGTGACGACCGGACTAGTTGCTGTAGAACCATCAAAACTTACATCAGGTATTATTCTGTTTACGTGCATAAATTTGTGACCATCATCAAGGTCAAATTCAGATGATTCCACGTATGCAGTTATGGCAGCGGTGCTTGACCCTTGATTGTCATCAATACCACTCTCATGGTCCACCAAATTGTTGTCGTAAGTTGCTGCTAACGGGTTGTCACGTAATCCAGAATCAAGCCAAGCAGTTCTAGCCAAAGTTCCATAATACCATATGTCCTCTAGATAATTGTATATAACGTATCTGTCTATGTTTGTTGCACTTGATGAGCAGTAGAACCACCAGACTTCATGGAACGACTCGTTAGTGCCTGAAAACACTTGTGAATACTGCTCTGTATTAAAATCATTAAACACATATCTACGGACATCACACTTTAGTGGTGAGGTGCGACCATCGTATTTATAAAACTTGTCTTTACCCATCCAGTAAGCCACACCGTTTGCATATCCCACGGCATTTTGAGATGAGATAGATATGTTCTCTCCAACGACGTTAGCTGTCCACACAGCAGGTGCGCCAACATACTGTAATGAATATAAAGAAGAGTCAGTAAATACTAGAACCTCTTGACGTGCCTGAGATGCAGCCACAATCTCTGTGCCTCTTGATAACCGCAGACTTCCAGCTTGATTTGTAGCTGACGGGGTCCAATTTTCTGCATTTTCTTGGTCAGACCATCTTAAAAGCGTGGGATCTAACGTGGTGCTACCTATCTCGTTTGTGCCAAAACAAAATACAAATCTGCTTATGTCAGACACTAATATCAAATTTTGCACCACAGGCACATCAGATGCGCCAGCACGACTAGACACTAATACTGCACGAGTCTCCACACCATTTGTTGCATCCCAATAGAATAATTCACCACCTCTGTGTCCTAATATAAGATCCTCACCAAAATTTGACTGCGACCAGAAGCGAACTTCCGTAGTAGAAGACACACCAAAACCCCAAGAACCCTGCCCCCAAGTGCCAGCGCCCCAACCTGTGATCGGTGTGGAAAAAGCATTTCCCACGTTTATCTGATAAGCTGCAGATACTGAAGCACCACCTCCAGTAGCACTGGATGAAGCCGCAGAGTCAGCCGTTATAGTGTATGTGTTTGCAGCCGAAACAGCTGTAAGGCTAACATTAAACTCACCATTTAGATCCAGACCGCCCACAGTCGATACGTTACTAAATGTAACATAATCACCATTCTTATACCCACCGTTGGCATCAGTGACAGTAACCACTGCAGAACCCGCAGTCGTGGTAAAAGGATTTGAAAGAGTTACAGTGCTGCGCAGGGGTGTTATATCGTTATAATTACCAACGTTTTCTATATAAAATTTAAGATGTGTGCCTACACCTATCAGGTTTTGATCTCCAAGAGTCACCCAGTTGTGCAGTGATCTGGCTACACCTTCAAAAGTAGTTTCGGATATGCGCAGCCAACCGCCTATCTTCTCTGGTAAACCTTGTCTAAACCTTATTTTATCTCCATCATAGTACCCGCCCTCAGTAGAATAGCGAGTTCCTTCTCGGTTTATACCGGGCTTTAACGATACTTTTTGCAGTGGCATGGCTTAATCCTCCGCTAACGCCCTCATTCTGTCTACTAACCTTCTAGCACGATTAGGCACTTGAGTATACCATCTGGAATCAACCATCTCATCTGCTGCGACACTCCAGTCTCTAGCGTCCACACCAGCCTTCATGCCTTTAAACTTGCTAAGTCTGGGTCTGCCCATATTGAACATCATGTTGCAAATAATATGCTGTGCTTCCTCTGGCAAGTCATCAAAATCTGAATATAATACTTTGCACTCATCAATAGTCACGGCCATATCTAGAGCAAAAAGATTCTGTACACGATCCTGTTCAACAACTGTACCTACAGGTTTACCGTGTTCCTCGTCATTTTCAGTAATTAAGTGGCCTATGCCACATGTTGGCAAACCAAGGTGGTCCAAATAGATCTCGTATTTGCACCCCTCGTCCTCGGCGATTTCTTCGCGCAATTTATCCTTATTCATTTCTTAAATCCTTTTATTCCGCGTATTCCGAAGCTTGCACCGATTGAGGCGTACATCGCCCACTGGAACCACTCTGGTGTACGAGAAAGAGCCGCAAAGCCCTCTTCGACATACGGTTGTGTAAACGGAATGAAGCACATGGCAATTATGACAATAAACAAAATTGTCCACGCCTCGTCCTTCCAACTGTTGTCAGAAGACTGTGCCATTATTTTTTCCCAGCCAGCTTCGTGAGTGGCTGCAACTTTCATAACTTCAGCTTCGGCCTCGGCTTTTGCTTGTGCAACTCTGCCTTTGGCCTTTGTTTGCTCTATCTTCGACTCCATGAAGGAACCAGCTAGATTAGCTATAGGTCCAATAAGTGCTTGTATCATCTTGATAAAACTCCTTTTGGAAGTGGCTTACAACTCCAACCAACAGCCTTATAACCTCTCATGTGGGTATGCACGCGCTCTGCCAAAACAAATGCGTGACTCACACAAG